AAGATGAAGATGAAGATGAAGATGAAGATGAAGATGAAGATGAAGATAAAGATGAAGATGAAGATGAAGATGAAGATGAAGATGAAGAAGATGAAGAAGAAGAAATAGAAGAAGAAGTTAAAGAGAAAACAAAATGGGAAAAATTTAAAGATTTTCTCAAAAATTAAAGATGGGAAGGTGACATGATTACAGTAGTTTTATGGTTATTGTTTGCTTTAACGGCATTTTTAAGTGGTTTTTTATTTTATGCTGCGTTTAATCACAAGGATAAAATAAATGATAGATTGCCTAAGGGTGATTACTACTCAGCATCTGATATAGTAGCATATTTTGGTGTAGCGTTTGCTATAATATCTTTTATTGTACTTATATTTGCCTTTGGGATCCAAGTAACTTGGAGCAAAGCAGCTGTAGAAGTAAGTTTAATGAATAAACAATACGGAACAGAGTATACCACTAAAGAATATTTTTGGGCAAGAGATGAAATAAATTTGTTCTTGAAAAAAAGAGATAACATATGACTGCAGATAGAGAATATATAAAAATAGAAACAGAAATGTATCAAAATATATTAGATCCAAAAAGGGATACACCACTAAATAAAACTGAGGCTCATAACTATTTCACTAGAGAAATAAATAAAACACTACTTATATTGGGTACTAATCTTAATGCTGTTTGGGAAGAAGAAGAAAATAGGGAAGCTATTTCTCGATTGTATAGAGAAATAAATGAAATTTTTATAAAAGGTTATCTGGATGGGAAAATGTTTACAGAAAAAATACAAAGAAAATACAAAGAAAATACAAGATGGAAAAGATTTTTAAAGTATTTAAAATGTTTTAGGATGTAGTAATGGACATAACAGAAAGTTTACATATTGAAGTTGATGCTCCTTCAGTGACGCTTTTTAAAGACAAAGAACATATAGAAGCAGTGATAAGTGTAAAAAGAAGCGGGCGGAAGGAAAAAAAATATCGTAGATTATTAGATATTAATATGTTTGGATCAATATTCCAACAAATCTGGAAAACCATAGGAGTTGAAATAGAAGATGCTTTTGCAAAAGACGAAGAATAGTATTACAGTAAAAATTGAATGGGCAGGAAAAGAAACTCCATTAACTGCGGAAGATCTAGAAAGATTGTTAAATATATTAAGTGCAAATAAAAATCTTTATAAAGTGACAAAGATTAAACAACTTACAATGAAAGCAAAAACTGAATTTATTCCAAATGAATAGGAGAGAACATGTTTATTAAAAGTGCAGATGATCTTGAAGCGTTTATAGAGCATTTAGATCATGATGATAAACCAATGCGAATAGAAACAGAAGATGGTTATTATCGCATACCTTCTAAGTTAAAATATAGAGAAAAAATCATTAAAGCCCTGGAAGATATATTAGAAATGATAAAAGAAGAAAATGAGTAGTGATATTGCATGGCAACTTTCTATACTTGCAGTAGTTGTATCAGTAATAATATTTATTTCTTTATACAACTATTTCAAAAATCCTACAAAACATCCATGTAAACCATGTAAACATCACTGGTATATATCTATACCACCTGAATCAGATTATGATAATAGAAGTGGTCCAAGATGTAATCTTGAAAATGATTCACCAAAAGATATTATGCATTGGGAAGCCTGTAGAAAATTTGAATACAAAAGATTTTGGAAAGCAACTTTATTCGTAAAGTATATTTTTAGTGGAAAAGTTTAATAAAAAGGAGAAGAAATGTTAAGCTCTCAGATTGAAAAACCAAATTGGGTTAGAATTTTAGACACCATCTCAGAAAAGATGGATGATGGTCATGTTTCCGTATTGCGGTTTACAACTGGCTGGAAGATTATTCCAAAAACTGTAGAGGTTTTTCCAGAAGAATACAGACTTATTGGAGATGAATATCCTGCAAAAATGTCACTTCAAGAAGCGTTAATATTATATATTGACAGGCAACTAAATAGGGAAAAAAATAATGCAAGGTGATGGATATCAACCACTCGGTACAAATGATGAACAACTTGAGGTTCGCAAAAAACAAAAAAAAGCAGAAAAAGATAAAACTATAATGGATCTTATGGTTGAGGATCACGATAAATTAAAAAGAAAAGTAAAAAACCTTAAGAAGAAAGTCAAGAAACTTGAGAGAAAAAATAGAAATCTTGAACGCTATGGCAACTACAAAAATTCATATCCAGCTTAATGAAAGACTGCAAGTTCTGTGATTTTTATTCTCCGATTAATAAAGATGAATGTCTTCTAAAGACCAATAACGACAAAGAGAGAAACAAGGATCACGCCATAGATAAGGCAAGAACATGTGATGAATTCTCTCAAAGGTATGAGTATTGGAAACTAAGAAGTGTATATTGATATAAAAGAAGTCCTCGATTTAAAAAGAAGATTGGAAGAAATAAACCGCTTACCTATTAAAAGTATCAAATGGTATTATAATGGAAATAGAGTTTTAGTTAAGAAGCATCTTAGGAACAGTTGGAAGAAAAGTAATTTAGATTTTATAGATGTCTTCATTTCAAACAGCCCAAGATTAAGAGAACTTATGAAAAAACTCAATGAAGAAACAGAAAAAGAAGTTATGAAACATTTTTTGGAGGAAAATGATGGAAAAACTTGATCTTAAAGAATGTAAAGAAGGTAAAAGCTCACAAGCTTACTGGATTTGTCAAATCATTAGAAAAATCAACGAAATAATTGATTATATTAATGAGAATGATACAACAGAAGCATTGAAAGAAGATGATAGCGATTTAGAGAAAAAAAATAAAAGCATTTTCGACTACCTTAAAGAAAGAGGAATAAAGTATGCAAGTCTTGATACAAAAACAGGGATTTGCACTGTATTCCCAAAAGATGGATGGGCTCTTCATCTAGATAAAAGATTTTTAAAAGAATATAATATTACATGCACTTTTCCAGGAGAAACTTGGGATGTAAAGAAAAAAGAGTAGTCTCTAATATTTTTTCTACTTTATCTTTTTCCCAATAGGGGATTCTTATTAAATCAATATTATTATCTGAAGCAAACTGTGATTTGATTTTATCATGTAGTTGTGTTTGTTTTAGTTTCTCCTGGTTTTTAGCTCGTCTTGATGCTCTATAATGTAGTTCTCCGTCATATTCAATAAGAATATTTTTATTTGGAATATAAAAATCAAAAGGCAAAGGTTTTTTATTCCTGCAGTTTTTATATCTTTTCTGCCTTTCGTAAGTGACGTTGTTTTCATCTAAAAATAATATTATCCTCCTTTCTGCATGAGAACTTTTACAGATTGGACAACCTTGTTTTCTATAAAGATGTTTGTTTGGAGATTGCCAAAACTCTCCATGTTGTGGACAGATTATACAGATTTTTGTATAGTTATTTTTGTAGATTACTTTTGAGTAATCATATTTGTTGTCATGAATTTTGTTTACTCTTTCTGTGAAATCTTCTATAGTAAGTCGTTGTTTATCACTATATTGCTTTAATAACTCAAACTTACATTTAGGACAACCTCTATTATTTAAAATATTGTTTGCACTGCATAAGAACTTACCATGTTTAGAGCAGACAACTATTGATTTTCCATAAGTTCCTGTATATACAAATCTTGAGTAATCAAAGTCATGTGTGTTTCTTGTTTTTGCTTGTTCTATAAATTGTTTTGTTGTGTATTTTAATGTTCCCATGAATAACTCCTATAAATAAAAATAGAGAAGTATTTCTACTTCTCTATATATGACTTAAGTTATTCTATGAGATGTGCTCATTCAATCGACGAACCTGGCGAAAATAGTTGTATACTAAGTTCAATAATCTCGATTGTACCAACTGGTAACAACTTAACTATTCCTTTCATTGTTCCTTGGGCTATCAAAGAAGGTGTGTTGGTATTTGCATCTATGATAACTCTGTAATCATCTAAACCACCACCTTGCCTTACCGGTTCAAGAATACTATTTATAATATTAGTGGCTCTTGTCCAACTATCTGCTGTATGTGGCTCAAAAACTATTCCGTCCATTGCTCTTTTAATAAGTTTTTTAACAAAAATTATCATTCTTCTGATATTAACTCTATTAAGAGCACTCAAATTTCTAAGAGTTGTTTTTTGTCCGTAAATTTCAAGACCTTTTTGGTTAAAAAATACAATTGGATTAACTGCATTTAGACCACCATAAAGTGAATCTCTCTGAGATTTAGATGGTGAAGTTTCATAATCAGAAGCTACAATTCTTCCTCTTATATCTCCTGCACAAGCAAACCAAGGTCCATAAAGTCTATCTGTTTCCAGATATTTCTCAGCTATGAAAACTGAAGGTGGACACCAAGCATACTGACCAGTATTGGTATTCCAATCTTTCAACCACGGCCAGTAAGTTGCTACATATGAAGAATTTAAAGCTGTGTCTCTTCCTACATCTCCAGTTCCATTATGCCAACTAACTACATTAGCTTGAGAAGTAGATTGAGGCGGATCAGCTATATAAATAAAATCTCCTCTATCTGCAGCCAAAGTTACTGCTGCATTTTGAGTTACTTGATTGCTGCTATCAGGTGTAATCAAAATATGAAAATCATAAAGTTCAGTATTTGCCAACTCTTCACCTGTTCCAAGAACTACTGCAAAAAGGCTGGCTCCTATTGTATCTCCGGTTGGAACTCCATCAGTTCCTTGTCTAAAATGATAATCAGCACTGTCACCAGATGTAGAAGTCCAAGTATCTCCTTCAAGAGTAGCAAATACTAATGAATCTGCACCGTCAGAGTCACCTATTAAATAAGTTTCTCCAGCACTATCTCCAGAGATATCAAAAATAGAATCTCCAGATCCATGATATTTATCAACAACAACTAATTTTGAACCACCATTGTCTTCCGATCTATTTATAAGTGTTTCAAAGAAATTGGAGTCACCACTACTCCAAGTAACATCTTCAAATATTTCTTGAACTATTGCATTTTTAAGAATCTCTACTTTGTGTATACTGTCTCCAGTTATAGGATCAAGTTCAAATGATGTTTTAAAGCTCAAGTCATTGTTATAACTACCTGTGTATTTTGATCTGACAATTACTTTAACAGAGTCTCCAGAATCTCCTCCACCTCTTCCATTTCTGGATAAATGTGTTATAACACGTTCCGCTTGAAAAGCTTCATCCGAGTCTCCTGATTCAGTGTCTCCAACTCTCCAGAAGATAATCTGATTACTTTGATTAAAAGCTCTATAAGCTGCCAAATGAGACCAAGGGGCGCTCTCAGGTGGATTACCATATTTTTTTATAAAATCGTTTCTAGATGTCACTAATTGTGGCTTATCAAATCTTCCATTAGAAGCATATCCAACTATCGCCAACACAGTCTCAGAGGTTGTTACTGTATAAGACGAAGAATCTCTCTCTATAAGTGATATTGAAGGGCTATTGGCCATTTTTTATTCCTCCGCTTAAAATTTATTACAACTATACAAATATATCTTTACAGTTTTAAGAAGTTGCTTTGCTGTCTCCAGAATCAGTAGTTTTCTTAGTTTTTTTAACAACTTTTTTAGTAACTTTACTTACAACTTTTTTAGAAGGCTCTACTACTTTACTTATTCTTATAAGACCTTTTTTTTCCATAAATTTTATTTGATCTGTTATTTTATCTACTACTGTCTCTCCTTTTCTACTTCTACTTCTTAAAATAGCTTCTCCATTTTTGGTTATTACCCTTATTGGCTGGTAAGTCATATTTTTAATTCTCCATCGTTCCATTTTTTACTCCTTAATATGGATTTTGTTTAGAATACATTTCGCTGTCTCCGATGTCATCGATATAAGACACAGAATCTACAAAAATCTCAAATTCTGTAAAATCGTAACCACCAATAAGATCAACTTCTGTTCTTCCTCTAGGTAGATAAGCTCTTGGTATCGTTAGATCAAGCCCATAACGTAATACTCTATCTTGAGCATCTCCTGGCTCAAGCGTTGTTTCATCTGTTGGATTTCCAGCTCTAATCTCCATCCATTGTCTATCTACGATTTTAACTGCTTTTGCTCTCGGAGAAGCTTTAGTTAATAGCTGATACAACATTATATCTATATCAGCTATATTAGGTGCATATATTTGCAAAGAATATGTAAGTTTGTATATTTCTGGAGCTTCCACTTCAAAAATTTTACTATCTCCTGAATCATAGAAATACTCCGGAGAAAACCCTAAATGATTTTCTCCTACTGCATATTCATAACCAGAAAGATTAAAAGCTATTATAGGTCTTGCTGGAGTTCCTTGTATTATCGGAACTATAATTTTAGAAAAAGCTCTCTGTGGAACTAAAAACGCAACAAGAACATTGTTAGCTCTGTTATAGTTTGGCAGATAACAGGTCTCTATAAGAAATTCCTTAACAGCCTTTGAGTAATTTCTGAATAGTGGATATGCTGCAATCTCTGGCATTAATGTCTAACTCCTAATTTATTTCTTAATAAATAGTTTCCAGTTGGAACTGGCTTTCCACCTTTAACCAAAAAACCTCCGCCTTTCTCTAAAGCCATAGGAATATTTTGTCTTTCAGTATCTACAAACGGAATATTCTTATTTAATTTAATGTCTACATCTAAAATCATATTTCTACTTATGTTTACACTTGCTTTTTCTATTAAGTTTTCAGTGGCATTATACATTATACTTTCGTAAGTTTTCTCTAAAACTTTAGCTTTTTTATTAAGTTCTTCTCTTAAAACAACTTTTGAGTTTTCTATTATAGAGTTTAGTATTTGTTGTTGTTTTTCTTTTGTGAACATTTAGTTTGCCGTTATCCTTTTATTAACTATATTATAAGTATAACTATCTCCATAATCAGTTGTCAAAATATAAGTATTCTTAGGACCGGTTTTTATATCTATAGTAGACATGTCATCTAAATCAAACTTATTCAAAATACCTTCTCTTTTTAAAGCTGCTTTTATTTCTCCAAGAAGTTTTTGAGATTCACTTCCCTTTAATTGATCAAAGGGAACTATTTTTCCCTGACTATCAAAAACTCTTTTTCCAGGTATTACTCCTTTAACTATCTCTGCTTGTATTTCACTTAAAAGTTCATTAACTTTCATTATCTTCTCCTTACATTCCTTCCATATCTAAATTCTGTGCCAGATTCAACTGGTGTTGTCTAATTTGTTCTATATAATTTCCAGGTAGATTTACTCTTTCTATTGGAGCTAAGTTACAAGTGATAGAATATTGAATCCATTCCCAACCAAAGTTGCCAGAAGGGTTGGCGTTATAAACTTCATACAGTCTCCACTTATTTGTTAATACTAAATCACCCGCTTCTACAACATCAGTTATGTTTGTAAAAGTATCATCTAAACTATAAATGTTTAATTCAGCTTCTTGAAAAGTAGTAGTGGCAAAATTTACTATATTAGAGCTGTCATCATTTACACCACTAATCTCAGCTTCAAATCCAACTTGTGCTTGTAAAGCACTAGCTACTTTATATGTAGTGTTATAGGTAAGAGCGTTTAAGTTAAACATTTCTACCACAGAACCATCTGTTATCAATTGTAAAGTATCTCCTGATTTTTTTAAAGCTGGAACAACTGCAGTATCTCCATCATAAGTTACATAAATATCAGTAACATGTTTATTTTTCTGATCTCTTATAGTTTTAACCATTGTTTCAAAATTCATAACAAAAACTATATTTTCTTCTTGTTCTCTATAAGTTGAACTTAATAACTGCATCCAAGAGTTGTCAAGATGTAAAGATTTAATTTCAAAAGGAGGTAAGTAAATCCTTGACTGAGCTTCATTATATAAAGTATCTATTTCTGTTGCAGTCTTATCTAACTTAAAAATCTTTATAGTAGGAGCAGCGAGATTTATATAACTGTTGTTTATAAAGTTTAACCATTCTTTCACAAATATTCTCCTATTTTTAACTTTACTTTTTAAAATTTACTACCTGTGTAAAAATCAAGATAGTTAAAGGTTCTTTTTCTTCTTACTTCAACATCTGGTTTTATTATAGCAGGGGTGTAGAAAGTTGTAAGAGCTGGAACACTTCCTGACAATGTTAAAGTTCCTGTTCCAGTATTTTCTCTTCCTACTATTGTTGCAGTTCCTGAAAATGTTAAAATTCCATCAACTGGTGTATAAGTATTGTCAGAAAGTTCATTTGTATATGAAGCAACTCCAGATAGTATAACTACTCCATCTATAGGTGTATTAACATAATAATTGTCTTCTTCAAATGCTGCAGTTCCTGAGAAATTGATTATTCCATCTATAGGTGTATTAACATAATAATTGTCTTCTTCAAATGCAGAAACTCCACTAAATGTTAATCCACCATCAGCTTCTCCTCTTGGAGTAAAAACAAAATCTGTTTCTATAACCCCTACTCTAGTTGAATCATCTACTTCTATATCATCAAAATAAAAATAATCACCCTCTGAAGGAGGAATTGTGGCCCCAGTGTTCCAACAACCATGCGTAATTATATCACAATCAGCTAATCCGGATGTATCTACATCCATTTCATCAGCTATTTTAGTATTATCTACCCATATTTCTATGCCACCAGCAACTTCATCTTTTTTCCAATGAACTTCTACACAATGCCAAACATTCATTGAAAAATTTGTTGCAGATGCTCCAATAGTAAGAGTGTCACCACCCCATATCCATGCATCAGCAACACCATCGCTGTTACTATCAAGAACTCTGAAATATACTTTTGTTCCCCAAGCGCCTGTATCTTGAGCAACAAAAAGTCCTATAACTCCATCAACTTCTATATTAATAGCTGGACTAATATATACATAAAACCTTGCATAAAATTCTGTTTGGGCTGAAAATGTATTATAGCCCATACATTGATTATTTGAATCACCAAATAAAGCTTTAGCACCATAAGCACCAAGATATTTAGCATCAGTACTTGCCAAATATGTATTGCCATCTTCTACAGCAGTGTCAGTGTACTGTGAAACGTCTCCTGTTTCATGTGTTATTGTATATATATTTGCCATTTTTTATTTTTCTGGTAGAACTATACTATTGTCTGATACAAATGTATCTACAGCAGTTTGTTTTTCAGATATTAATACCTCTATTTCAACTGAATCTCCAGGAGATTCTATCTTCATAGCTATCATTTTATCAATAAGATCTTGACAATGAACAAGATTTGGCATAACAGCAGTTTTACCGTCAACTTTCACTGAAGCATCAACTAAGTTTACTTCAATAGTTTTCTTCCAATCATTAAGTTTTCTGCCTAATTCTATTTTGTTGTAATCATCTACTAAACTCACTTTTTTTCTCCTATTACAGATAACTTTACGTAGCAGCACTGCATAAAAAAACCCTCTCCAAAAGAGAGGGTATAATTTTTAAATAAATATTATTATAAACTTGTTTTTGCACTTCCAAGAAATTTAAGAGAGTTACTTTTATTTCTTAAACCAGTTATACAAACCGAACTTCCACAAGTTTTAAGATAACCCTTAAATCCTTCTTTTGAATATCTTTCTTTTCTTTGTTTTCCACAAATCGGACAAGGATGAGGAGATCTAATTCCTTTGTTAGAAGGAGAAACCCCTAAATGAGCAACTCTATTTTTTTCTTTACTTTCTTCTGTGTGAGCCTTACCCTTAAAAGAAGAGGGTTTTCCTTTCTTTAATTCGCTCATTAATTTTCTTGCTTCTTCTGTGTGAGTTTTGTTTTTCATCCAGGGAATTTGTCCTTTCTTTGCTTCAGAAATACTTTTTTTACTTTTTTCAGTGTGGTGTTTGCCATAAAAAGGATTTTTTTCTCCAACACGAGATTCTTTAGGTTTTCTATTTTTAGATTCTTCCGAAAACTTTCCATTTTTTCCACCATGTGTTAAGTTGTACCCATTTGGTGCAATACTATTATATTTTAATATATACTCTTGTTCCAATAAATCAAGCTGATCTTCCAAAATATTTTCAAAAATAATTTTATCAAATCCTTTAACTTTGTATTTTCTTAATGCTCTGCCTATATAACTACCTGATTGACAATGTTGTCTAAATCTTCTATTAAAAGGTTTGATGGTTTGTCCAACATAACATTTTCCATTTGCTTTATTTTGTAAAACATAAATTATACCCATAATATATTATTCCTCTATTAATATATATGTGTTAGTTGTTAGTTTTTGAAAGAAAAAGAGTAACTTTAACAGTGCCTCCTTTTAACAAAAAAAAAAGACCAACATAAGTTGGTCTTTTAATATTATATTCGTTGTCGCTAACTATTTGTTATTCCAACTCAATATATGGTGTTACTTTCACAGTTCCACCACCACCTGGAATTACGTAAGGTCCGTCGCTAAATTCTTCTGCCCAGAGTATAGTTGTGTCTCCAACTAGATTCGTACTAGTTATCGCATATCCAGCTACACTGTCTGCTGCGCTAAAAGTAAATGTTTGCTGTGCAAAAGTTGCAGATGTAGTATCTCCAGCTGCAGATGCAATAGTCCAATCATCTGCGGCTAATAGTTTCTCAGAATCTCCAAATGTAGGTACATAATTTGCCCATGTATCTCCTTCCTTTGGAGTTGCATCACTATCACCTATTTCTTTATACAACCATAAAGTCAAAGTATCTCCAGATGCAAATATTTCTGTACCGATTATTCTACCAAACATCAAAAGTTCACCATTATTGGGCGCTAAAAGTGCCATTATATTTCCTCCTAAAATTCATTTTCTATATATATTTTTATCTTTACAGTCCATACATTTTTATGTAGGATCTCTTACTTTAGATATATGAGTTCTCTTTCCTTTAGTTTTAGTTCCCGCATTAAGAAGCGAATCTATTAAACCTCCTTCCCATTCTATATTACTTCTGCTTCCTTTAACTGGACTACTTTTTTTAAATATTTCTATGTAATTGGTTTCTATGTATTGTGTGGGAACTCTTATTGTTGCAGGAGTGTAAAAAGTAGTAAGAGCTGGAACATTTCCAGATAAAGTAAAAGTTCCAGAACCAGTTACATTAGAATAAGTGACATAAGCTTCAAATGCTGAAGTTCCTGAAAATGTAACTGTTCCTGAAGTAGTAAATATGCTGTTAACAGAAGTTCCTGAGAATGTTAAAACTCCATCTATTGGAGTGTAGGTATAATCATTAAATTCTTCATATGCAGCAACACTAGATAATGTTAATACTCCGTCAACAGGAGTATGAACAAAATCATGAGATTCTTCGTATGTTGCTAATGCTCCAAATGTTATTACTCCATCTATTGGAGTATAAGTATAATCATTGAATTCTTCTAATGCAGAAGTTCCTGATAATGTTATTACTCCATCTATTGGAATGTTAACAAAATCATGAGACTCTTCAGTGGCTGCATTGCTAGAAAGTGTTATTACACCGTCAATAGGAATATTTATAAATCCAATATTATAAGTAGAAATTCCTGATAATGTTATTACTCCG